GCCGATACACGCAGTCACTATGTTAGATATATATGTACCCTCTCCGAGTGCTGAGTTTTGGTGTTAGTTTTTTTGTCCCACACTGTTTTGTAGTTCAACATGGTTATTTCGATGGGTTGTTGTCCTAAGTTGTCACAGGTTGTCACAAAGTTGTCCCCTGTCATTTGTGACATGTCCCAAGTTTTGTCCCAAAGTGTCCCAAGTTGTCACAAATTGTCCAACATTGAGATTGGAAGTGTTGGAAAGTTGTCCTAAAGGTTGTCCCAACAATTGTTTAAAAGTCATCAATATCTTAGTGTCTTATATGAGTATTAGACTAGGGACACAGGGACACCCCTTAAGGGGGGTGTCACGTGTCCCACATACCCAAAGCCTAGAGTTGGGGGTTGTTAGGGGGAAGAGATGTTGTTGTTTGTCCTAGATCTGTCCACTGTTGTCCCCGAACTAGTTAATTCGGATTCTTCGGTTAGTTCGCAGTGTTGTTAAACAAAACAGCCCCGTCACAATGGAGTTAATGACGAGGCTGCCCAGAAAGGACAATAGAGTTCTCTGTGAGTTTGCGACCAAACAAAAACAAGGAATACCCTATCTGGCGGTATTATATAACATAGGTTTGAAACCGAAAGAGAGACCATCGTGCCTAAAAGAAATTCTGTTCGTGCCAGAACTCCTGCTGAGAAATACAGAGATGACGTACTGCTCGGATATCCTGAATGGCCTACCTGGTCACGCAAGCTAAGACGCATCTTTGTGTCGCTACCTTCCTACGGCGTTGGTGAAGACTCACTCGAAACCATGTGTGAAGACTTCAACTGGGACTACACACAGACCAAAACTCTTGTCGATAAAACCACATCATTCAAAAAAGCTGTAAACGAATTTGTTGATGACAACTACGAATATCGAACCGTCACATACTTCAACAAAAACAAAGTGGCACTCTCATTCCAAGTAAAATGGTCAGCACTCCAACGGGTCTACATGACGGAATCAGGCATAACCTCATTCATCAAAGCAGAAACCGGAAAAGTATCAGCAGCAGAAAATAAACTCATCGAAAAAGCTGGACTACTCGAAATAGAACCAATGGTTCATATCCACCAAGAAAAAGCACCCACCACACAAAACAACAACCAATCAAACACCATCGACCTCAGCGGCGAATCTAGCCTGTTTGAACTAGAAGACATACTCAACAAGTCATAACGACAGGTAGCATACCGACATGCCATACCAGTACACACCGTCACCGTGGCAACGCAAATTCCACGAATCCGAAGCCAGAATCAAAGTCGTATGGGCTGGTAGACGCGCCGGTAAGGGAAGAGCAGTACTCACAGAACTTATGCGGTCTATCACCGCAGCATCTAAAACTCCGTTCCTAGCCACAAAAGAAATGGCTGCCGCTGCTGGTATACCTGTCGGAACAGACCTCACACACACACTAGAACCAGCTATCCACGTTTGGGTTGTTGCTCCTAACTTTGCACAGTCTCGACAAGCATGGAACGAACTAAAACAATTCATGCCTAAAGAACTTGTTGTAAGACGAAAACAATCTCAAGGCGGAGGCAGAGGCGACGGGTGGAGAGAAGACGAACGATCTGTGTGGCTCAACCTGAAATCACCCGGTATAGCACGACGAGAGTGCTACATCGAAATAAAATCAGCCGATGACCCAGAATCACTTCAGACCGCTGGACCTGATTTCATCTGGATTACAGAAGCACAAGACATCAAAGAAGCTGCATGGAACAAACTTCGACCAATGTTGAACTCTTCTGGAAGACTAGGCAGAGGATGTATCGAAGGAATCCCACCATTCGGACGAAGCCACTGGTTCTCAAAACTATTCAACTGGGCCAAAGAAAAGAAAACAGAAGACTACGAAGCATTTAGAGCCACCACGTTCGACAATGTGTTCCTGTCAGAAAAACAAAAGCAAGCGATCAATGACGAAAAAGAAACCATGCCAGAAGCGGTATGGGAACGCATGTACCTTGCTAAACAACCAGACGGTGGTGGCGGCTTCTTCCGGCCAAGCAAGATAGAAGCAGCAGCAATTTCAACGGAAATGCTGTCCCCAGATCAAGGACAACGATACGTTGCTGGGCTTGACCTCGGTAAAAAGCAAGACTACACAGTCCTAGTAATCAAAAACGCTCGAACACGAGAATCCGTTCACGCACTCGAAATGAACGGCAACGACTGGGTTAGCCAAATACAAACAATCTCCAGCGAAATAAAAAGATGGAACATTGGAGATGTTCGAGTAGACTCAACCGGACTCGGTGATGTCGTATTTGACCACCTACTAAACTCAGGTATGCCCGTTACATCATTCAAATTTAGCGCACAAAGCAAATATCAACTATTTCAAAACTACTACATAGCACTCGAGAACGGAACCGTCCGTTTCCCAGCCTCTTGGTCAAGCCTTGTAAAGCAACTTGAAGACATAAGTATTCGTCCTGGCGGTGGTGGAAGCTACATCTTTTACAATGAAACCAACGAACACGATGACTGGGTTGACGCAGAACTGTTAGCATTGATGTCGTGTGACCCACCGGGGTACGAAGGAGAAAACTTTGAGTTCCTTCGACCGATTAGGCGAATGAGTCCATTGCGACCAGAGCCAGCGTATCGTCCATCAAGGTTTATGCAAGCATACAAAGCACAGAAATCTAAAGCTAAAATGCGTCAACACGAAGAATTGAACCCAGAAATTGTTGAGATCAAATAAATGGTTTTAGATTTTGGGGGAGAAATCCCTGAGATTATCCAAGTAGAAGCAGCTAATCCACTAGACGAGCCAGAGTTGTCGCTTCATTGGATTTCTGAAAAATCTACAAAGGGTAATGAACTTTTCCGAGAGTTCAAAAGCATAGCGAAAGTTCTTGACGGTTTCTTCCTGAACGATTTCGACTTCAGTGTTCCTGAAAACGGAACAATGATTCGGTTAGGAACAGCGCAGTCTGTAATCAACACGCTTGTTTCTCACGTTAGCCCACAGTTCCTAGATATATCTGTACCGCCACCAGGACCTAGAGGACAAGCTCGTGCCGAAAGCATGGAGAAGTTCCTGACCGGCGCACACCACATGATTGAGCATCGCTCTCCTGTGTACCGAGAACTCACAAAACATGCAGGTTTATACGGAGTTGCATGGGAGAAAGTCGAGTTCATTGCAAATGAGTGGAGCGATTTTCCAGAACCCCCACCTCATTCAGAAGATGTGCCTTCTAACTACCGAGAAAAAGTAGAAGAAGTTCTTGAAAAGCGGTCAATTAGCTGGCCTATAAAATCTGTTGCAGTTAACCCGCAAAACCTAATTTGGGACATGAACAACGGAACTCAGCCACGCTGGGTAATATACGAATATAAAGTTGATGCTGAATGGGTTCAGGCTCACTTTCCAGGCTGGGGCAAATATACAAAAGGGTTTGTCAACTTTAAAGAAGTTTGGACTCACTCTCAAGTTGCATATGTAGCTGACAACGAATGGGTTATGGAGCCACGCCGACACGGATACGGGCGACTTCCCTGGGTCATGTACTGGCCTCAACTAGGACTGGATACCGGAAACTCAGACCCGTCCAAGCTATACATGGGATTGCTAAACGGGTCTATGGAAATGATTCGGGCGCAAAGCCAGTTAGCATCGCACTATATTGACATCGTAGCTAAATCAGCGTGGCCTACCCTTGAGTTCACCGGACCCCCAGGGATTACCGAAGAAGTTCAAGCGGCGTGGGATGATACTCCCGGCGCAAAGAACATCAAGCCGCCTCAAGTTCAGGTTGGTGTTGGAGAAACTCCACGCCCATCTTCTGAAATTGGAGTTGCAAAACAGTTCCTAGATGAAGCAATTGAGGCTAATACCGTCCCTGCTGTTGCCAGAGGGCAACGTCCTACAGGCGCAGCCTCTGGATATCACACCGCTGTTCTTGCAGGTATCGCTTCACTGAACTTTGGCGCAGTCAAAGATGCTATGGAACGTGGATTGCAAGATAAGGGCGAGATTATTCTTCGCATTGTCGAGTTGGTAATTGACGATAAAGTTACTGTGTTCGGCAAAACTGAAGCAGGAGTCCTTGATGCTGTTGTAAAACCTTCA